CAGGATAACGACCCATTCGTTTCCGCAACCGGGCTTTCAACCGCCACGTTGTTCAGCGCCCGCGACACCTCCGTTTCCGGCACTCTGTTTTCGATTGGGGTCTAACCGATGGCGCGGCACTATTTCAACACCGTCGAGAACAGCGTCACCGGCAAGCCGGTCAACGGCGCGACCATTGAGGTTGTTTCGGCGCTTGACGTTTATCTCACGATCTACAGCGACGATGGCACTACGGCGATTGACCAGAGCGCAAGCCCGCTGACTTCCGACAGCACGGGCTTTTTCGAGTTCTGGACCGACGAAACCAGCGGCACAATCCGTATCTCTTATGACGGGGCGGTCAAGCGGACGATCACCGATGTCGAGTTTCCTGACGGGGCGGTGACGGGCGATGTTTCGGCGCTGGCGGCAAGGCTGGACGCGGTTGAGCTTGTCACGCAAGACCCGCTGATTGTCGATATTGCCGCGCTGTCTGACCCGAACGCCGATCGGATCATGTTCTGGGACGACAGCGTAGGCGATATTGGTTGGCTGACGGCGGGGACAAACCTGACCATCACCGGCACTCCTGTTTTTAACGCCACTTATAGCGGAAGCACGGGCACCCGCACGTTCAGCATGGGCAGCATTGGTGAGTCCGGTGCCATTTCTGTCAATGTCACCGTGGTAAGGGAGAGTATGGTAGTAGCATTTCCTGTTACAGTAATATTGCCGGTACCAAAAGCCAACGTGCGGACAACAGACTGATTAGAAGAAAACACAACACAAGTCAACGTGTTGTTATTGAGATCAAAAGTGCCCTGAACAACGCTTACTGTCCCGCTGGTTGACGTTGTATTCCCGGCTAAACGAACAGTGTTGTTTGTCGCCCCATTACAAACAAAAGCCCATGTTAGCGTCACACCGTTCGTAGTAATAAGTTGTGTTTTATTGTTTGCGCCAAAATACCAAATACCCGTGCCAGTAACAGTTGCAACCGAAGGGATATTGAAATCACCAAATATTTGAGGAGTTGTCGTTCCAGATGCGAGCGTAAATGCAAGCGTCCTTGTTGATGCGCCAATATTAGGGACCCACCACCCCGCATCAACCGTAATGGTTGCGCCGCTGTTTAATCCTGTGTCTTCAATGACAACAGTGTCCTGGGCCAACGGAAAGTTATTGACATTTACCGCTCCGCCAGAGCCCAGCGCCCATGCCGTTGCGGACCAGTTGCCTCCACCAGCAAGGTTCCAATACTTTGTAGCACCTGCGGTGAACGTGATGTTGCTGTTCCCGCCACCGTCGCCAATGCGTGTGCCAGACCACGGAGCCGACGCACCAGCCGCAGTAATGTCACGGAAGTCCACATCAGCCAACGTAGCAAGCGTAGCAACAGTGAGCGTGATGGGGGTGCCTACGCCTGTGCCGGTATTGGTCGTACCAAACACATGGTATCGACGAATGGCAGTGTTGGCAGCGCCAAATGTCAATGTGCCATTGACCGTCTGATTTGCTAGAAAAACAACTGTTCTAACACCAGTAGCGCTTCTGCTTGTAAATATCAGGTTGTTAAATGTATTTGCACCGTTAATTGTGCAAGTACCAGCAGAGGTGTTAGTAAAACTTACGTTGTAAAAAGTCTGCCCTCCACCGTTAAATGTTGGCGACGCGCCAGAACAAGTAATTGTTGAAGTGCCCGCGTTAAAGGTTAAATTAGTCGCAGTGCTAAAGTTAAGCGGGGTTCCGCTTAGATTTAAGGTTACTGCGGAAGCATTTAACGATATTGTCCGTGTATTAGAATTTGACGATAACAACGCGGTTGCCGACAAATTGTAATTTGAAGCGCTGGTACTAAAACTTCCGTTTGTAACAGTAATTGTGCCGGTTGTTGTCCACGCGCCACCTAGCGTCCATTCCCCGCCTACACCGTTAAAAATAATTGCGCTGGGCCATGATACGCCGTTGGTCGTGATTGTCTTACCGGTAGTGGTCGATGCAAACGTGATAGTGCCGGTGCCTGAGAAGGCAAAGTTGCTCGCCGGGTTAGTCCAGCTTCCGAAAACTGACAGGGTTGACGTACCCATCGCCAGCGTCATAGCGCCGTCCAGCGCACCGCCAGCACCGCCTGTGCTGAAGTCACGGCACACCGCCGCAGAGACGGTGACGGTGAACGCGCCTGTACCTACGTTGGACGCAGCATCAAAGATGACATCATCTACGGACGTGGGGGGTCCAAAGCCACTGGACCCACCGCTGGTGTCAGACCAATTAGTCGTACTAACTGTGTCCCAAATACCAGATCCGCCAACCCAGTAGTACGTTGCCATTTACTCCCCCTGCTCAGGCTCTTCCTGCGACGGTGCGGTCACGATGGCGTACCACTTGTCAAATCGCGCTTGCTTCATTGCTTCAATTTCAGCAGCGGTGAACGTGTGGTTATCCGGCAAGTGCAAAGCATCCCGGAAGGTATAACCGTTCTTGGTAATCTCAAAATCAATTTTCATGATCAGAACCCGAAGACCTTGGCGGTCATTTGCCACTTGGATGCAGTGGAGTTATAGATAAAACCCATGTAATCGTACAGGGTCGAACCACTGGAGGCCGTCGGCAGTGCAAGGTCGGTAGACCCCGCGAACGCCGCGTTCCATGAAAATGTTTGCACATTGGTGCTGCGTAACCGGAAGATCAGCTTCTGACCATTGGTTGGCGTCCCCGTCGGCGCATTGACCGTCAGCGTCCCCACAGCCTGCGTATTGGCCTGGGTTGCCATGTCCGTCGTATCAACATTGAACGTCACCGACGCCGCGTCAGCCAGCGCAACAACACGGTACTTGGGCTCGACACGGACAAAGTCAGAGCCGTTCCAGGCAACCAAGATCTTCTCGCCAGGGAAGACCGTAACGCCCGTCGTCGGGCCTGCGCCAACAATGACCACGTTCTGGCTCGTGGACGTGGCGTTTAGAACCACATACGGCTTGCTGGCTGCTGGAGCCGTGACCGTCAACGTACTTGCCGGGTTCCCAGTACAGTTGATGATCAGGTACTGCGATGACCCCGTCGCGCCCGCGCCCGCTTGGTTTAGCGAAGTTCCTGTGGTCTTGCTCAGCGTGACTGCCGTCTGACTACCACTGATGGTCTGCGTACCAGAAACCGCCGAATCAAGGTATGTGGTGATGTAGTTGTTGACCTCGTCACCCCAGGTGCCTTGCAGTTCTCCCTGCACCGGCAGCGCCAGACCCAAGAGTGAAGTGTATGAAGTTGGCATGATTTACCTCAAATTACTGGGTTGACACCGGAGTCCAGTTTGGATTCTGAATGTCGTTAATTCGTTCCCACAAGGGCCTGGAAGACGAAGTATCTGACACATCCAATGTTTCTGAAACAGCAGATAAAAACGTCACGTTTGCGTTCGGAGTATCAGAAGCATTTACAGTTTCAGACACTATTACATTCAGTGATTGAATAGGTTCTGGTTGAGCAATTATTCGGACAACTGCGCCAAAGTTACGGTCAAAAACTGACCCGCCCCATCCGGCCTGACCCCAAGTTCCTGACCCCCATCCGCCTTCAGCCACAACAAGCCCCGGTTAAACGGCGTTTAGTGCAAACGTGTAAGTCACCAGCAGCGTATCGCCCGATGCTACAACTCGATTTCCTGGTGAACCAAAGTCTGCTGCCGAGAACAAGACTCCAGTAGTCCCACCCTTGGTATTGTTGCTGATCAGGAACGCGCCGCCAATGGTCGCTGTGTTATCAATAGAGAAAGAAGCCGGGGCCCCCGAGTTATCAATCACTGACGGATCTGCCGTCGTGGCCGTGCCAAACGTCGCCTGTGGCCGCGTAGCGTTGCTGTACGGCGTGATCTCAGTAAACCCCGGATGCAACGCTGCCGTATCCGTAGGCAGGGGATCGTTCGTACCGGATGAACCATACAGCCCGATGTACCAAGCAGCCGTGTAACCACTGCCCTTGAAGTACTTGGTGCTCATGTCCTGCAAACCTTGGTTCACGACCAAGTTGTGCGTCTCAGCTTCCCACTTGACAGCGCCGTTGGGGTCCATGCAGACCATCTTGAACACGCCGCCCGCGCCAATTTTTTCATTCATGGTTCACCTCAAGGGAAACGTAGCAACGCCGCTGACGCTGTGTTCGGCGGCATCTGTACGGTAAACGTCGCGGTGGATGTCTTGTCCGCGCCGAAGTCGATCACAGCGATGGACCGATTAGCTTTGCTGGAGTTGTAGATCAGCGCCCCACGGGCCGTCAACGCAGCACTCACTACCACATCGTTGAAGTCAACAAACACAACCGCAGGCTGCGTCGTCGAAGCTGTACCCGTGCTGATCGTGACCCCCGTCAGAACCACACCTCCAGGCGTGTAGCCGGTTGCAACTACCTCACCTGTAGATGAATAGGCCGTCGTCGTGGGATAGAGGTTCGCAGAGCCCGTATACAGCGCCAGCTTCAGGACATCAGTGTCCAGATCGTGGATGCCTTGCAGCATCTCAGACCGGAAAGAGTTGGTGATGCACTGGATGATCATGAGACAGACATCCTAGCCTGACCGCTACGGTACGAATCACTGCGCTCCAAACCACTACCCAGACGGGTCGCAAGCAAGATGGCTTCCTTAAATTTACCGTCGTACAAAGCAATCAGATCTGGCTCCTGTTTCATGTAAACAGCAGCCTCAACAAGAGCACCGTAAAACAACACCGGATCGAAGTTATCACCAAGCCATGTATTACCGGCAGTAACAATTGACTCGGGATAGTAAAAGTAATGAAGTTCAATGGTATAAACATTGTTTGGCGTCGGCCCAAGAATGAAAGTTAACTCATTTTCTTGATTTGACACCGGGCCGAACAGCGCGTAATACCGTGGAATGCCGCCGGTATTAGGGTTTGGATACATTGACCGAATGAAGTTAACATCTTTATTCAACAAATATTCATAGTTGCCCGTTGTAAGACTTATTACAGCCATTGAATAAACCGACAAAAAATCGGCTGGACAAGCTAAATATTTATTGTTTGTAGATGTAATCCCCGTCACGTTCTTACGCAACGAGGGGAACTGCACCATGTTGTAAACGCGAGTTTCCGTCTGCCTGATAAAGCGGTCAATAATAGACGGATCCGCCGAGAAGTTGAAATCGTTCTCAGCAGTATCTTGAATCGCGGTTCGCAACTCGGTGTAGTTCATGTTTAACCCATCGGACCACGCGACATTGTGCCTTTGGTAGCCGCACCAGTACCACGCATCTTGATGCCGGAGGTCTTGGTCCCAGGGGGCGTCATCGCCGCCACATTGCCTACTACCATGCAGATGCCGTCGCGGACAGTCTCAACGGCTTGAGGTTGCCCAGGTTTCGCCGGGGCCAGCTTCTTGACCTTCATCATGGCTTCTTCATCCCAGTCATTTGATTCTGAACCTTGGCAAGGCCACGGCCCATCTTCAGCATGTCCGCGTCAGTCTTACCACCAGCGTAAAACTTCTTGCCCTTGTGCATCGCTTTGACGTGCTTGCCAACTTCTTCCTTGGCAACTTTGCGCATCTTGCTTTCCATGATCACTCCTCAGGTCACAACGACCGTTACTGTACCCACTTCCCCTCGGGAAGCCAACCAGTTGGGCGTCAGCCCATCTTCAAAATCCTTTGGCCCACCGATGGGGTTCCAATTCCATTGAATTGTCCTGCTACCTTCACCAGGGTAGCCTTCCTGATCCGGCGCAGTGCCAGAAGTCGGGCTGGTCTGATATCCGTTCGTGCCTGACTGGTACCAAGTGTTTGTATCGGGACGTGGGTCACGCAGAGCCTGGGGGTCTGCAATGGGATACATCCCAAGCTGCAACTGCGGCTGATCCGGCGTCCAGCACTGCGGGCAGGCTTTGATCTGAGTCTGCTTTGTCTTGACGATGAGGTTCTTCAGCTTCTTCAGGTCAAACCTGAAGCCGCAGACATCGCAGAACCCGAAGGCACGTGCGCCGTTGGCAAAACGATTTGCCATTTATCCACCGATAAACATCTGACGCGGTACGAACCGCACCGCCGCCTTCTCGCGGTCCTCAGAACTCGCCCGATCCCAATCTTCGTCGTACTGAGACTTCAGCACTTGCAATCGCTCCATTGCGTTGGGAATCTTCAACGCAAGGTAGTACGCTAGCCCAGAGACGAGGCAGGGCAAGAAACGGAAGGGAACATCCTGTGTGTACACACCGCCCTCACCAGCGTCCTGAATCCTGCGAAGATACCAGTAGACAAACTGATACACACCCGTCTGATCCGGCGTCGGCCACACCGTAATCTGCGGAATCGGCGTCTGCCGGTTGATCCAAACCTGGATAGGACGCGCCTGCTGCAGCTTGTTCGGAATCGATGAGTAGGTGCTGATGCTAATCCGCGTGATGGTCAGATCGACCTGGGTGCTAACATTGCCAGCGCCCGTGCGGATCACATGCTCCAGCAGGTCTACCGTATCCTCAGGAAGAGGATAGGTGTTTGTACCTTGCGTCAGATTGATCGTGCCGTTGCCAACTGTCCAGAGGTTGATGCCTCGATTGGCCCAGTCTGCAAACATTAGGTTCAAACTACGCCGCGCAGTGCGCAGATCGTAACCAGTACGCAACTCAGCACCGCAGCGCTCAAACGCTTCCTCAACGATCTCGCCAAGATCGAGATTGAATGTTGCGGTGTTGCTCGTTGCCATGATTACTTCTTAGCAGTCATTGCTGATCGCTTGAA